CAAGTAATTAAGTTACAAGAAGAAGAGTTACAATCAATTAAAGAAACCCAAAATAAAATTACTCAGTTAATTTACAATTTGGGTCAATTAGAAGTTCAAAAAACTAGTATATTAACTCAACTAGAAGAAGTTCAGTTAAAACAAAGTGAATTAGCTAAAGAACTTCAAAAAAAACATGGTGAGGGGAATATTAATTTAGAAACAGGTGAACTCACTTTAACAGAATCGCCCGAATCAACAGAATAAAATAATTTCTTGAAAAGGGTTTCAATATTTATAAGAAAATAATACTTAAATAAAAACATAAAATGGCAGAAACTCTATTATCTCCTGGTGTATTAGCACGAGAAACTGACCAATCATTTATCCAAGGACAACCCATACAAGCTGGTGCTGCTATTTTAGGCCCTACTGCTAAAGGTCCTGTTGGTATTCCTACCCTAGTTACTTCTTACAGTGAATATCAAGCAACATTTGGTAGTGATATTACTAGTGGTTCTCAACAATATGAATATCTAACCCAAACCTCAGCTAATAATTACTTCTCTCAAGGGGGAACTTCATTATTAGTTACCCGTGTACAAAGTGGTAGCTTTACAGGTGCGTCAAGTACTTCAGTCTTAAATGGTGATGCTTCATCTGCTTTTACTTTAGAAACTTTAACTGAAGGTGAAATAGCAAACAGCTCAGGATCAGAAGGTGCTAATAATACTTTAGCAAATGGTACTAAAGATAATATTAGATGGGAAATTCAAGGATCAAATACTGATAAAGGAACATTTAGTTTATTAGTTCGTAGAGGAGATGATAGCTCAAAACAAAAGAATGTATTAGAAACATTCCAAGACCTATCTTTAGACCCTAAGGCACCTAATTATATTTCTAAAGTAATTGGAGATACTGCATATAGTGTAGCACAAGATGGTACAGATTACTATGTAAAATCTAATGGTACTTATGTTAATAAAAGTAAGTATATTAGAGTTAGTGCTGTAAATACTCCAACAGTTGATTATTTTGATAATAATGGAGCTGCAAAATCTACTCTAATAGGATCTATACCAGTTAATGGGTCTGGATCATTTAATGGTGCTACTGGTACTTTATTTGATGGTCAAGAAGCTAAATTTAATGGAGAAATTAGTGTAACTAATATTCAAGGTTTAGCACAAACAGATTATACGGAATCAATTAACCTATTAAGTAATAAAGACGAATATAGATATAATTTAATTACTGCGCCTGGACTAAATAATAGTGACCATGGTACAGCAGTTGGTTTGCTAGTATCTACTGTAGAGTCACGTCAAGATGCAATTGCCGTAATTGATTTGAATGGTTATGATACTAATGTATCTACTATCGTAAGTGACGCGTCTGGATTTGATTCAAGCTATGCGGCTACTTACTGGCCTTGGTTACAAACATTAAACACAACTGGACAAACAGTATGGGTCCCAGCATCAGCAATGATACCTGGAGTATATGCCTTTACAGATGCTTCAAGTGATGCATGGTTTGCTCCTGCTGGTTTAACTAGAGGTGCTCTAGGTAATGTAGTTAAAGCTGAAAGAAAATTAACTTCTGGAAACAGAGATACTTTATATGCTGCTAATGTTAACCCAATCGCAACATTCCCAGGAAGTGGAGTTGTAGTATTTGGTCAGAAAACATTACAGAAACGTTCAAGTGCATTAGATAGAGTAAATGTACGTCGTTTATTAATTGAATTGAAAAATTATATTTCTCAAATTGCTGATAATTTAGTATTTGAACAAAATTCAATCGCTACAAGAAATAGCTTCCTAACTCAAGTAAATCCTTATTTAGAAGGAATTCAACAAAGACAAGGATTATATGCTTTTAAAGTAGTAATGGATGAAAGTAATAACACACCAGATGTTATAGATAGAAATCAATTAATTGGACAAATATACATTCAACCAACAAAAACAGCTGAATTTATATACCTAGATTTCAACATATTACCAACTGGAGCTACTTTCCCGGTATAAAAAGTTAAAGAATTAGATATTTATAATAAGAAATAAACAATAAAAA